CTATTATATAAAAAAACAACTAACTATGGATTTAAAAAAACAAATATTAGTAGCACTTGGTCTTGATAAGCAAGATGAGGTAGCTTTAGAATATCAAGCGAAATTAGAAGATGGTACTTTAATAGTGTCTACTTCTACAAATTTAGAAGCAGGTGTGGATATATCTGTTTTAACTGAAGATGGAAGTACAATGCTTTTACCTATCGGAGAATACAAGACTGAAGAAGGTCAAAGATTCAAAGTAGAAAAAGAAGGTGTTGTAGCTGAACTTTACGAAGATGAAGTTGAAAAAGAAACAGAAGGAGAACCTGTCAATGAAGAAATGGGTGATGATAAAGATGAGGACTATGAAGATGAAGAAGCTGATGTAGCAGATTGGAAAGGTATGGAAAAACGTATCAAAAATCTTGAAGATGCAGTAGCTGATTTAAAGAAAGATAAAGTAGGAAATGATGAAGTAGAAGAATCAGATGTAGAAATGGATTCAGAAACTAAAGCTACTCCTAAAAAAGTAAAAACTACAGAAGAAATAGAATTTGAATATCAAGCTAAGATAGATGAATTAAAATCTAAGGTTGTTGAGTTATCTAACCAACCTGCTGATACTCCTGTAGATACTAATAAATTTAGCACAGACAAAAAAGATTCTTCTCCTGATTTAAGAAAAATGACTAAAAGAGAAAGAATCCTATACAATTTAACTAATAATTAATTTAAAATAAAATAAAAAAATGGCTTTTACAGTAAATAGTAATTATGCAGGTAAGGCAGCAGGATTTTACATCTCAGCAGCACTAAAAGAAGCAACTTCTTTAGACCACTTAACTGTATTACAAAATATAAAGTATAAAGAAAATATACAAAAGGTAGCAGGATCTAGCTTAGTGAGAAATGCTGATTGTAACTTTACAAATCACGGAACACTTGCTTTGACAGAAAGTATCTTAGAACCAAAGAATCTACAGATTAATATGCAAACTTGCAAGGATCAACTTTTACAATCTTGGGAAGCAGAAACAATGAGAGCAGGTGCTATGAATAACAACTCCCCTAAATTTGAGGATTATGTTATTTCATACTTTACACAACATATTGCTGATGCAGTTGAATCTTCAGTATGGAGTGGTACAGGTTCAGGTGGTGGTGCAGTTAATGGAGAATTTAATGGTTTTTTAACTGCTACAGTAGGTGCTTTTGCAGTTAATGGTAACGTAGTACAGACTAACAATACAGGTGGTGCAGGAACGGCTTATACGGCTGCAAACATCATTTCTAATTTACAGACTATTGCTGCTGCTATTCCTTCTACAGTTTATGGAAAAGAAGATCTTAGAATCTATATGAATTGGAAAACTTACAGATTATATGTATCGGCTATTTCAGCTTTAGGATATGTAAATATGTATTCAATGAATAATGACTACGAAGCAACTTTTGAAGGTATTCAATTAGCAGTTGTTTACGGAATGCCAGATGATAAATTAGTAGCTGCACAAAAATCTAACTTATTTTTTGGAACGGATCTGTTAAGCGATACAACACAAGTAAAGATGCTTGATATGTCACCACTAGATGGTAGTGAGAACTTAAGATTTGTTGCTAAGTATTCTTCAGGAGTACAAGTTGGTATGGGTGCTGAAGTAGTACAACAAGACTAATAACTAATTATATGGAGAGAGGGTTTTTCCCTCTTTCCTTAACTTTTAAAACAAAAAATAAATGGCTTGTGATTTAACTAAAGGTAGGGGGATTCCTTGTAGGAATTTAATCGGTGGTGTTAAGTTTATTTATTTTGGTCAATTTGATGAGATTTCTTCTATTACAACAGTAGCTTCTGAAGTTACTGATATAGAAATGGGTACTAATACTTTATTTAGATATTCAATTAGAAGGGGTAATGCATCAGTAACAGAAACTATCACAGGTTCTACAGAGAATGGCACAGTTGTTTATGCACCATCTTTAAATGTAAAATTAACAGGACTTAGTAAAGAAGATCAAAATGAATTAAAACTTTTAGCACAAAATAGACTTGTTTGTTTTGTACAATTAAACCAAACACTAACTAATGATCATAATGTAATATTATGTTTAGGTGCAACTAATGGATTAGACTTAAATACAGGTACTAATGCATCAGGGGCTGCGTTTGCAGATCTTAACGGATACGATTGGACATTTGAAGGACAAGAATTTGCACCAATGCAAACTGTAGCAGATTATACGGCTGTGCCATTTGATAATGGTGCATTCACTATGGGA